TGGACGTCATCAAGGAAAACTCGGCCGTTACCTACAGCGATGACGAGCGCTACGACAACGACATCATGCTCATGACCGGCGAGATGGCGAAGCTGCTCGATGGCCTCGTGGACGCACTGGGCGGGCTGGCCGCCGACGACGTGGACGCTGGCCGGCAGACCCCGGAGCCCTCCTCCGCGCACGAGGCCGTGCGCAAGCTGCACCAGATAGCCGCGCAGGAAGGCGTTACCGCCACCCTTACGTTCGGAAACCGGGCTGTCACCTTCGGCGCTCCCGCAGCTGCTGCCGAGCAGGGCAACGATGCCCTGTATGAGCAGGCTGTGACCATCGTGCGCACCCACGACCGCGCATCGATTTCGCTGGTGCAACGCCACCTGCGCATCGGCTACAACCGCGCCGCCAACCTGCTGGAAGAAATGGAGCGCAAGGGTGTCGTGAGCCCGATGGAAACCAACGGCAACCGTACTGTTCTGCCCTCCGCTGACACTGACTCGAAGGCCGCATGATGACCACCGATAAAAAGAACCCCACTGGGAATGAGAAATATGCATCCCTGAAGGTGGCCGCCGAGAGCAAGGTAAAAGGCGTCTCGAAGGCAACCTCGTTTCAGGTCGATGCATTTGAAATCGAGATTGAGGAAGGCTTCAACCGCCCCATCAGCCGGGATCATATCGAATCCATCAAGGCGACGCTCCGGGCCGGAGGCAAGCTGAAGTCGATTGATGTCCGCGTGCACAGGACGTCCGAGAAAAGCCGCATCGTAATGGTGGATGGCGAGCACCGCATGTGGGCGGTACGCGAACTGATTCTGGACTTCCAAGCCGGGCGCGAGGGTGGCCTCGATATGTCGCCCATCATGCAGGCCAACGAATTCAAGGGCAGCGACGCCGACCGGATCGCGCACCTCGTCACCAGCGCACAGGGCTTGGGGATCGCCCCGCTCGACCTCGGCATCCAGTACAAGCGGCTGCTGAGCCTGCACTGGACGCGCCAGCAGATCGCGGACAGGGTAGGTAAGTCGGTGACGCACGTTGACCAGTGCATAATGCTCGCCCAAGCTCCGACCAATGTACAGCAGTCGTTGCGCAAGGGAGAGGTATCTGGATCGGTAGCCGTGGACATCATTCGCGAGCATGGCGACGACGCCGGCAAAGTCATCCAGCAGGAGTTGGAAAAGGCCAAGGGTAGCGGCAAGGCTAAAGTCACGCGCGCCGGCATGAAGGGCCGGGCCATCCCTCGGAAATTAACCGAACGCGTCACGGAATCTTTCGGGCTGTTCGCCAGCCGGATCGCCTTGCCCCCATCGCTGCCCGATCTGGCCGATCTTCCGCCCGACGCCGAGGTAGCCGTGCAGGTGACGCTTCCGGCTTCGATGCTGGCCGAGCTGAAGGCTGCGCACGAGGAGTTGCTCAAGCACCGCGCCAAGGCCGCCGCGCAGCAGGAGCCGCAAGAGCCCTCCCCGGAAGCCGGTGACGCCGAGAAAAACGAGGGCGGCCAATAAGGGCTGTCGGGAGCCTTCCAATGCAAATGTCGTTCTTTGATGAGCCTGAGCAACTGGCCGCGCCACCGACCACTGGGATTGCACCCGGAATTACAGTGACGAATCACGGGCGCTGTTCGACATGCGGTGCTACTTTCCTTGCGGTAGAATGGTTGCCTTGGAGGAAGGCCGGATTCTGCACCGAACAACACCGAATAAAATCAAACAGAACGGTTTAGTTCAATGTGGTTAGGTTTGGTACCACACTGAACCATGCCAAACCAAACATCGGCCTTGGTAGCTCCAATTAGCCGAAATTGTATGGTGTTGTGCGGTACGGTGCGGTTCGGTACGGCACAGAATGGAGTGGTATTGTTTGGTGCAGAATGGTGTAGTTCGGTGTGGTTCGGTACCAAAAACAGGCGCGTTCAGCCGCTGTTATGGTGCCAATCCATGCCGAACTAAACCGCACCACACCACACCGAATCACACCAAATCAAACTAATCTGTATTAAATCAAACCGAACCGTGTGAAACTAAATCATATGGGTTGAAATCGAACCACACTGAACCATTTGCAACCGAGCCATACCGCACGGTATCGATTTTCTCTTGCCATTAAATATAAATAACCTGATAATTGCTGCATCATCACTTACTTTGGTGCACCAACATGATCATCCTTATTGGCGGCGAAAAGGGCGGGACCGGAAAGACCACGACGGCAATCAATCAAGTCGTAGTGCGCGCCCGTCAAGGGCGCGAGGTGGCGCTGGTGAACTGCGACAAACAGGAAAGCGCGGCACAGTGGGCGGCGATCCGCGCGAAGGAGCGCTACACCCCGGCTATCCCGTGCTTCTCCATCTATGGCGACACGGTGGCTGAGAACATCCGTTCGTTGGCGACGAAGTATGCCGACATCGTGATCGATGCGGGCGGAGCCGACTCTGCTGAGCTGCGCTCGGCAATGCTGGTCGCCGACGTGATCATCACGCCGGCCAAGCCATCCCAGTTCGACGTGTACACGCTGGCGAAAATGGATAAGCTCGTGCAGCAGGCGCGCGCGTGGAACGCGCCGTTGAAGGCCGCGATCCTGACCAGCATCGCGCCTACCCATCCGGGCATGACGGACGTTGCAGAAATGGCTGAGTTCGTTGAAAGCCTGCCGAACTACCCTCTGCTGAAAACGGTCGTGCGTGACCGCAAGGCATATCGCAACTGCGCACGAGATGGCAAGGGCGCTGTTGAATACGAGCGCGGCGACGAAAAAGCCGCCGCCGAGATGGCCGCCTTGGGCGAGGAGATTTGGGCATGATCCAGCCGAACAAGGGCTTTCGCCGGCCCGAGGATTTCGTGAATGCGGCCAATGAACTGAGCCAGCCAATGGCCATTGGGGTGTCCGAGGCCGTATTGCCGGCTCTTGGCATCACGCCGCCGGCACCTGCTCCCGCACCTGTGGCGGCCACAGAGCCCCAATCCGCGCCATCAGCGCCGGCCGTAGAAGCCCCGGCAGAGCCCGCCCCTGCTCAGGGTGATCAACCGGTAGCGGCTGCGGAAGCGCAAGCGCAAGCGCCGGCCCCGGCTGCGACGCCGGAAAAGACGCGCCCGGCCGCCAAGGCGAAGGAAAAGCAGGCCGCGCCCGCCAAGCCCAAGGCCCCTTGGGATGACGCCAGCGACAAACTGATGACCGGCATCAACTGGCGGCACAGCGAGCAGCTGCATAAAAAACTGGAGTGGGTGAAGGACAACGTGCCCAAGCACAATTCACTCCAGAAGATCATCGACAAGGCGGTTGAGGATTACGTGACCGCCCTGATCGCGAAGCACTACGACCCGGAGGCGGAGTGATCCGGCCCACTGGCTGGCGCGTTTGCGGCCAGCCGGCGCGTCTCTTCCGCGTAGTCCTGCGCGCAGCTGGTCGAACACCAGAGCGCTTTCGGCGGCACCTTGTAGCCGCACATGTGGCAGCACCCGATACCGTATAACGCCCCTCCAGCGGCCCGCCGCGCCATCCTCGCCTGTTCGCTCATTTCGATCCTTCCGGCTCCACGTAAAACCCGTTTTCGAGCGCGAATTGCTGGTGCGCCCGCGCTACTGCGGCGGCCTTGTCTGCTTCCTTTGCCAGTCGTCCAACGCCTTCTGCAAATCGGTCAACAGCTCGTTGTACTTCGTCTGGAAATACAACGGTTCCGGCAGCGGCTGCATCAGGTCCGCCGGCACTTGCGGCTTCGGCTTGTCCGGCAGCGCCACCACAGCCGGCGAAGGCGAGGGCGGGGAGGCGCACGCTTGCAGCAGGAGCCCGGTAATCGAGCACGCGAGCAACTTCTTTTTCAAATACATCGGACACCTTTCTGGCTTTCGCCTCGTTGTTCGCCTGCACCTTGGCATTGTCGTCCGCGCGCGCCAGCACCGCGCCGATCACGACGTCCTTGCGCGTGCTGTCGGCGGTGGCGGCCGTCGCGCGCTGGTCGGAGCGGCCATAGTCGTAGGCGAGGTAGTGGGTCACGCCCAGCCCGAGGAGGGCGGCCACGCACAGCGCCAGCTTCACCTCGCCGATCATGCGATCACCCGCGCAGTCACGGTGCGGAAGGCCAGTCGGTCGACGAACCCGATGGCGTCTCCGTACTTTTCGGTCTGGTGGCCGAGGTTGATAGCATCGGACACGCCGTCGATGTCGTCCTTATCAGCCAGTTCGTTGCACCCGTGCGTCTTCCAGAACCACGCCGCGCTGCGGCATGCGCCCTCCGGCGTGCGCAGCCAGTTGCCGACCTGATCGAGCGGGATGCCAAAGTAGCGCCCGCATTTCGCTTGATTGTCACGAAAAGTCAGGGAGATAAGGCCCGCGCCCCGGTGCAGCCACCCGTCGCCGCTGGCCTCGTCGCCGTTGCCGCCCCGGTTCGCATACACCCGGTTGGCGATGGCCTGCGGCCGGTGCGCGTAGGCGTCCGCGATGGCGCGGGTAGGAAAGCGCGACGGCCACACCACCATCAGGCGCTCGGCGCGGTAGTCCAAGCCCTCCTGCACGGCCGTGAGCTGGGAGCTTTCGACGGCCAGTTGCGCAATGAAGTGCTCGACGCGCAGCTCCGTCACGATGTCGAATTCGCGCATGGCCGACTGGAGCGGCGTCACATACAGCGCGGCAAGCTTGCCGGCGCGCGGCATGATCCGCGCCAGCTGGTCGAGGGTCACGACCGGCATATGCCCACCACC